TTTTCGGAAGATTTCTTTTCTCCCCCCCCTACATACGCGGAGGAGTGTATTAAGGAGGAGAACATTAGAAGATCTACCGAGGCACGTAAATATCATAATTCGTGCAAGAATCCCTGGATTATTGGTAGAGCCAAGGTCCGCAAGAAGAAGAAGAGCAAATTGAGCTCTAATACCATTAAGATGTACATAAAGTGCAACAAGGACGTTGCAGTGCTTCGAGGTGTTGCGAATCTACTTGCGATGAAGCGAGATATGCACAGTGAATTTAAGCCCCATTCAGGCGGAGGATGGGTTCAGGATTTTGACAGTCTGCTGACAAACTTAACGTCTTATGCTGGCCAAAAGCTTACTGATGAGATAATGGTGCAAATCGAGGGATTAGTTGGTGTTCTAGTTGCGTTACAAGGAACTGTGGACTTTATGTCTGCGGGCGCGGTTTTGATGCTTTATTTTAGGAAGTTTTCTGACAGGTCTCTCATAGGACAAGTCTTAGAATATCTCAATGAGTTCTTCACTCCCCAAAGTGGGGAGGAGGAAGAAATTGTCCCTGGTCTCGCAGATGAATCAAACGATTGGATGCATATGATGAGAAATTTGCACTCAAATTGGACGTTGGTAAAGGACAACAAACTTTTTGGACATTTGTCCAAGTTGATGGGAGTTGTCGTCACCATGGAGTTGTGTAAAGCTTCTAGCTGCACATTTTCAATTAAGGATGTGAAATTATTCGAGCCAGATCTCAAAGTTGTGCATGGAAATTCAATTGACATAATAGATGCAGCTCTGAGTTCGGTCACATTTTTCGTTGAGGTGTTCTCGCTTTGTCATCACACTAAATCCCTCAAACCGCTGTTTGTCAATGATTCAGCTGCGTTAGAGATGGATGAAGAATATGCAAACATTTGTTCGTATTGGAATTTAGTCAAGAATGGAAACCTCAAGAAAGTGAAAGGTATTTCGGATAATGAATTCGACAGGAGACTGGAAAAACTAACGAGTAAAATTCGCCTGCTTTTGCCTAGTCTCAAGGGTTTTGACAAGAAAGTCGTGCATGATAAATTTGCCAAGCTACTTGGTATTAAGAACGATTACGTCACCATGAAGATTAGTAGTGGTATTCGCAAGGCTCCTTTCACTTATCAACTTTTTGGAAAGAGTAACCAAGGGAAGTCAATGTTCGCAGAGCAGTTGAATACCGCATTGCTGACTAGCATGGGTTTTCCAACAGACAAGGAATACCAAGCCAGTTACAATGCTGGGGACAAATACATGTCATCTTGGGCTACTAACAAACTAGTCATGCTGATTGATGATGTTGCTAACGAAAAATCGGATTATGTTGAACGGCCCCCTACTAGGGCAATCATTGACATTTGCAACAACCAGCCTTTTTGTGCCAATATGGCAGATTTGGCTAGCAAAGGACAAGTTTTCGTAGAGCCAGAGATTGTCACTGTCACCACCAACGTGTTGGATTTGGACGCGCGAGTTTACTCAAATTGTCCCTATTCGATACAGAGGAGAATGTTGTACGTTCTTGAGATCACTGCGAAGAAAGAATTTCAATTGCTTGATTCAAAAGGAAATTCACTTGGAGTGGACAGCACTAAAGTCGATGCGTACTACGCTCAAAGAGGTGAGACTCCAATCGTCGATGATATTTGGGTCATCAACGTGTTAAGAGCAGTGCAGCCCAAAGATCTCCGGTCTCAAGCCGAATATGAACATGTCGTGCACAATGGACGGAAATTGAAGAATGTGGGTATGAAAACTGTCTTAAATTTCATGATCCAGAAGTATCAGGAGCATAGTCAAGCGCAGGAGGCCAATGTCGCCAGAATGCGCCGACGGCAAGTGAAAATGGGTCTGTGTGGCGTTGATGGCTGCAGACAGATACATGGGTATTGTTTACAGCACCCCATAACTCCTGTGGAAATTGCTGCCACTCCGAGTGGAGCATTTCAACCTCATTGGGGGGAGGAGATAGTTGAAAGTATTGAAACAGCTGGAAAGCGCGTTTACGACAGGTTGTCGAGCGACTTATTTGGACTAGGTAGTGTAACAGAGGGCGTTACTTCGTACATGATTTTGAACGCTGGCAGAAAGTTTGCGCGCTATTGGGACTGGCTATGGCTAGTTCCAACGCCTTGGTTGGAAAATGAGCGATTTGTCAATTTTTGCATGTTCGCTGCGGCAGACAGACTCAAGAACAGGTATATCAGATACACAGTTGGATTGTGGTCTGGTGTTGTGTACTCATCCATCTGGACGCGAAGGAGATACCCGTCTGTGCTTATCCCAGTTCTGGGCTCAGTGACGATTGGGGGGCTCTTCGTACAGAAAACCATGGCCTCCATCATACAGAGACAATATCGACGTGAGTTGCAATTTCGCAATGTAATTTCGCCAATCATGGATGATTTGCGTAATAAGCACGTTGGAAATTTGTGCAAGGCTGGTGGAGTGATTGCTGTATTGTACGGCATCGCTAAAGTGTATAAAGCATGGAGGAAGAGGCGAAATGCCTTTATTGCGCAAGGTAGCTTACACCCCACAACTCAAAAAGAGGTAGACCAGAGAGATGCGGAAGAAAACCCTTGGACACCTGTTTCCGAACGAAGCCTGCCTATTCAGGATAGTGCTCGTAATACGACGCCAAGTCAATTGAAGGAAATGGTGCTCAAAAACTTGAGGTACGCGACAGTGAAAGCCAATGGAAAGAAACTCGCGGCGAATTGCCTATTCTTGTGTTCCAATTTGGTTGTTCTCCCACAGCATTATTTTATTGCCAGTGAGTTGGATGTCGATTTTGTCTACAACGACCCGGCATGCAATGGTGGAAAATTTTCGGCAATTTTGAGCAAGACAACAGCCCATTTTATACCGGATACCGACCTGGCTTTATGTTATGTGCCCAATGGGGGATCATTCAAGGATTTGACACGATTTTTACCAGATGGTTTGATTGCCAAATGTGAATTCGAAATGTTATACCGTGAGAAGAGTGGCAACACGCGCACTCTATTTGGCCTAGCTGAACCTGCCTATACTGGTCACTGTGAGAAGAGATTCAATGGCTTTGATTACGGACATTTATCCGAAAGTACATTCCACGGGATGTGTGGATCAGTGTCTATTGCAGAACACAAGCCAGTGATATTGGGGTTCCATCTTGGTGGACTTGAAGGAACAGCAAAGGGATGTTCTGGTACAATGACCATGCAACAATTGTGGGATGGAATCACCTCCCTACGGAAGAAGGAAGGGATTCTCCTGTCAGGAACAGCTGAGCACTTTGACAGAAATGTTATGGGTGTTTCAATTATGACGGGACGCAAGCTTCATAAAAAGAGTCCAATCAACTATATGCCTCATGGTTCTCAGATCAATTGGCATGGGTCTTGCATAGGCCATTCGACTTTCAAGTCTTCTGCGATGCCTACTTTGATTTCACCGCATGTTATCGAGGTTATGGGAGCACCGAATATATATTGCAAGCCAATAGAGTCACCGCAGTGGGAGCCATGGCAAGATTGCTTAGCGAACATGGCTATACCAGGTAAAATGGTTAGCCCGGAGATTCTTGAGCATGCAATTAAAGATTACAAGAGTGAGTTATTGCCTATATTCCAAAATGAATTGTGGAACAAGTCTAAACCCTTGACAGATGTTGAGAATTGGAATGGCATACCAGGGAAAAAGTTTATTGATAGGATCAAAACCAATACGTCTGTTGGATTCCCTCATTCAGGGAAAAAGGAGAAATACTTGGCAGAAGTTGAACCTTTCGGTGAATACACCAAGATCGTGGAACCGGTCGAAATGATACAGAAGGAAATCGATCGATTGATGAGATGTTATGAGAACGGTGAAAGGGCTTTTCCTATTGCCAAAGCTTGTAAGAAGGATGAAATATTGTCTAAACGCAAGTGTAGGATTTTCTACAGCAATCCGGTAGCCTTAACCTTTCTAGTGCGAAAATACTTTTTACCAATATTGCGCGTCTTGCAGTTCTATCCCAAGATCTCAGAGTGTGCTGTTGGGGTCAACAGTCATGGACCTGAGTGGGAAGAACTCCATGAGCACATCTACACCTTTGGTGAGGATAGACTGATTGGGGGAGATTATGGCAAGTACGACCAAAAATTACCGTCACAGCTATTGTTAGCGTCCTTACGTATTCTGATAGATTTTGCAAGGTGTTGCAATTACTCAGAGGAAGATATCCGCGTAATGGAGGCGATGGCAGGTGATTTGGTTTATGCGGTCATTGCTTTCAATGGTGATCTCATTAGTCTGATGTCTGGAACTCATATATCAGGGAACTCATTAACCGTGATTCTCAATGGAATCTGCGGCAGTTTGAACTTGCGTTGTTATTTCTACACCAAACATAAG